GAAAAAAACAAAGGAAAAGGTTAGCCCGAACCAAGATCTGGGCTGTAAAAGGATTGCGCGCAATGCGAGGGTTGCGCGGGCCGCTGTGAGACTCTTACGGGTCGATCAGGGGATGACAATCGAGAGCGTTCATCGCTTACCTCGCCGGATTGAATGCGGTCATCTTCGTTCCGCTATCCGGTCAGTCTTCTCCTCGGATCTTACCCCGGTCCAGGAATTAAGCATTAAGACGGCTCAGAAACTCGAATCTGAGCCCTGCTGCGTTTGTAAAAGGAGCGTGGTAGCAGGATTGCTTAATCAGTGGAAAGAAGATAGGTTCAGCACCTCCGAACACGACGAAGTACATTTGTCGCGCTTCAAAAAAGCCTTTGCGTGTCTCGTGCCGCAAGGATGGAACCGAAAAAAATTCCCGTACTTTCCGAACGGGGCCGCAACGCGAGCCTGTACAAGGCTGCAAGGTGGGAACTGGAATGACGAGGCATTCAGTTCCGAGTGCCGCGTAGAGTTGGTGTACTCTGCCGGTAAACCGAGGGTCGTGACATTGTATTCGGGATACAATGTGGCAAAATTGACGCCCTTGCACCAAGCACTATACTCACTGTTGCGGAGGGAAGGATGGCTTCTTGTTGGAAGTCCCACCAATGAGAAGGTACTCGCACTCGGCCGTGGCTGCGAAGGTCCATACGTAAGTGTGGATTACTCGGCAGCAACGGATAATATTAAGACCTGTTACGTACAGGCCATGGTCGAGGTTCTCGAGAGGAAGAGTGTGGGGTTGACTGACGACGAGGTTCAGTGCCTACGGGTACTGTCAAACTTGACCTTTGATCGTCGTGACGGAGTTGCCTCAAGTGGGCAGCCCATGGGAAGCCCGATGAGCTTCCCGCTGCTTTGTCTGATCAACAAGGCGGTAGTTGACCTTGCGCTTGCTGACCTCCTTGAACGGGGCGAAATCTCCGCGAAGCAATTCGTGGAGCATCGCTGTCTCGTCAACGGTGATGACCTCTTATTCCGTGAGTTTAGTAACCACTCACGGATCCTCGCCGGTATCCTCTACCATGGCTCACGCTGTGGTCTCCGAGTAAACGAGGAGAAAACGATGGTGGATGCCTCGTGGGCGGAAATGAACAGTACCGCTTTCCACGAGGGTCTTAAGAGGAAGAAAACGAATGTGGGCGCTCTTTTACAGAGGGCAGAGGTGTCGGATCCCGTCGGTTTCCTTGCCGATTCGGTCGTGTCGCGTCAGGTCTTTATCTCACTTCTTCGGAAGTGGGAGAACGCGATACGGTCGGCTGATAGGAAAGTCCAGGGCCCCCTTCCTCCCAGTTTCTGGTCGGCACTGTACTGTGCCGGCCCTGGGGTCCGGGATGCACTAATGTCCGTTCCAACGGAGCGGCCGAAACCCACCAACCCATTTCCTGTTGTACCCAAGCCTGCAGGGTACGCGCTATCAAGGGAATGTGAGGTTGCTGCTATCACAGAACGTGTAGACAGGCTGAAACAAAGGGAATATAAGCCAACAAAGCCCCCTCGGGGGCCTCCCGGCGTGAAGGAGAAGCGGCCGATCAGCCGCATGCTCAGGAATAGAAAAACCACCGAGGAGGACAACATTCTGAAAGTCCTTGCCGATCGGTGGGAGTTGGAACAAAGGAAAGAGTTACTAAAGAAGGACGATGCGTCGGCTGACCTCCCGGGGTCGGTCAGTGGACAAGAGGAAATTGACTACTACGAAGGAAAGACCCGTCGGATCGAGTACTTCGTGTCCCTCTTGGACGCATTCAATCGACAAAAGAAAAGCCTGCCAGAGGCTGGACGCGAGAGCCCACCACGGGTTGTTGCCGTTTCTGGTGTTCACTCGGAGGCGAGCGGTATTGTCAGCGATGACTTTATCGCGCTATGAGCCAC